CCACCCGAGAACGGTGGCGGAACTGACTTCCTATATCAGAAGAAGACTTTCCATCCGACGCGAGGAACTGTTGTTCTATGGCCTGCTTGCTATACTCACATGCATCGTGGTGCTTTCTTGACCGGTGAGAAAGATAAGTATATTTGTACTGGATGGTTTATTCGTGAACCTGGTACTATCTCCAATAAGATTATCGGACAATCGCTGGGTGAAGTTAGTGATGAGACTAAACTAAACAATCGTGATTGATGATTATATTCTCAACGATCACTAACGCATACGACACAATCCCGGATCAACATTACGATCCGGGCGTGAAGTATGTGCTTTTTTATGACAAACCAGTTGAGCAGAAGGGACCGTGGGAGTTCATTAAGATTCCAGAAGAAGGTGACCCTGTTCTAAAATCATATCGTATCAGGTGTCTGTCTCACTTGTGGTTTGATGAACCGCATGTGTGGGTGGATGCCTGTTATCGTATGGATGAAACATTTGCGGATAGGTCACGAGACATCCTCAGCACAGGTGAGATCACATTACAGCATCACCCAGAAAAGCGTACACTGCTGGGTGAGTTTATGAAAGTTTATAGGTGGGGATTCTTACCTGAGGATAGACTTCTAAAACTTGCTCGGGACATTAGAACTATCGGTTATCGACCATCGATGTTTGATCATACGATCAACTGTTGTATGTGGAGACACAACACACCAGCAGTTGCTGAATTCAATGCGGAATATTGGAGGTGGTTCGTAGGTGATAAATTATATCGATGTGATCAGATCACTAGTGCGGTCGCCCAGTATCTGGTTTTTGGTAAGAATGTTCCTAGGGTTGATGTACAAGTCGATCTGAGTGAATCAACTCGTGCGAAACCATACTCGCATAACTATCCACTCGTCCAACCCAAAGACGAAAAGGTTTTTCAGAAAAAACTTAGAAAGGTTCTTGGTGCTGTAGTATGATCATCTACTCCTGTATTACAAACTCATACGATAGAATCCCAGATCATTACTATGATCCTGATGTAAGATACGTCATGTTCCATGACGGAACAGTCAAGCAAGAGGGTCCATGGGAGTTTATTAAGCTAGACATGGACATCCAGTGTCCTCGTAGGTTATCAGCGTTCCCTAAGATCAATCCAGATGCTTATTTTGAAGAAGGTGAACGCACGGTATGGATTGATGCTTGCTATAAGATGACAAGAGAGTTTGTAGAGTTCTCTAAAAATATAACAGAGTTTACTATCCTCCGTCATCCAAATAGATTTAGTTATTATGATGAGATGCTCGAAGGATTCCTGTGCTCATTCTACACTTGGGATCAGGGTATTAGAATTACAGAAGAACTTGCTAAGGTTGGGTATAATTTTAGGGACTATCGTAGTCCTTTGGGAACAATTATATTCAGGACAATCAATGATCAAACCCGTAAGTTTGACCTGACATGGTGGAAGTATTTTGAGATGGGTCCTAACAGAGATCAGATATCTTTTGACGCAGCACTACAACTCAATGGATTCGATCCTGATGTTATTGAGGATAGGAATTCGTGTGGTGTACCTTTAGGTCATTACAATAAAGTGGGTAGACTTGGTAAACATCCTAGAGATGGTGATCCAAATTCTCGCCTTAGAAGAAAGGATTTTCTTTCTGCTCTAAGAGAAATTACAGGTCTGTCATACATATACGCTAAGCATGACCATTCATTTATGATAGATTACAATGTTGATATACACATGCATTGAGAACAACTATTGCTCCCTGCCTGCTGAGATGCCGCCAGGGCATGAGTACGTATGCTTTGGAGACGCCGAGGCAGTGGGTCCTTGGAAGGTCTATCCTAGCGTAGACTGCGGGCATCCTGTAAGAACATCACGCTACTATAAAATCAACTGTCCTTTTGATGGACCTAGTATATACTGTGATGCTACAAGATTACACCTACTCAATGAAACTTTCTTTGACTTGAGTGAGGTTATATTTGAGAGTGAGAAGATGTTCTGTCTTCAACATCCACATAGACACTCATACCTTAACGAGTGTATGGAGTATTATCGTAAAGGTTGGGTGGATTATGATAGTATAATGCGGTTTACTAATCATTTAAAGTCACTAGACTTTGATTTTACAGACTGGTTCTCCCCATTAAACACAATCCTGTGGAGAAATGACGAGCAGGAGTTTAACGAAAACTGGTGGGAGTTGTATATGAAAGGTGGTATTAGGGACCAGGTATCCTATGGTGCTACGTTGTCTTTGATGGATAAAGATTTTGTATATGATTATAGTCTTGAGTTCCTAAACCATTTCACTGACGCTGGTTACCAGGGCAAGTGGTGGGACATTCGTCAAGGTGACTACAAGTACCATAAACCGAGTAACGAGTCACAGTTGCTGTCAGAATTGTGTATAATGACAGGACTCAGCAGGTTCCGTTACAAACCTTGCTGTAGGGTCTGAGTATTTCTACCCTTGACCTGTGGCGTTGATTGCGCTATACTAAATAAAGTTACGAAATCGTTAGATATCGTTACAAACTCCCCGCAAACCGAGACCTCTAGGGAGTATAAATCACGTCTCTAATACCTACGCCGGAGGGTGGTGTAGGAATACTTAATTCGTCTGTTCCCCCAGACCTTCCATACCCTTTTTCAAATGGCACAAGCTACAATTTCTCGCCAGCAAGGCGAGTCCACCTGGGAATCTTTTTGCTCCTGGGTTACGTCCACAAACAACCGTCTGTATGTCGGTTGGTTCGGTGTATTGATGATCCCAACTCTGTTGGCGGCAACCATCTGCTTCATCACCGCATTCGTCGCTGCTCCCCCCGTGGACATTGACGGCATTCGTGAACCCGTTGCTGGTTCGCTCATGTACGGTAACAACATCATCTCTGGTGCTGTTGTTCCCAGTTCCAACGCAATCGGTCTTCACTTCTACCCCATCTGGGAAGCTGCTTCTCTAGACGAATGGCTCTACAATGGTGGTCCTTATCAGTTGGTTGTATTCCACTTTCTTATTGGCGTATTCTGCTATATGGGACGTGAGTGGGAACTCTCTTATCGTCTCGGTATGCGTCCTTGGATCTGTGTCGCTTACTCTGCTCCTGTTGCAGCAGCGTCCGCAGTTTTCCTCGTCTATCCTTTCGGTCAAGGCAGTTTCAGTGACGGTATGCCTTTGGGCATCTCTGGTACCTTTAATTACATGCTTGTTTTCCAAGCAGAGCACAATATCTTGATGCACCCCTTCCACATGCTAGGCGTTGCCGGTGTGTTCGGTGGTTCATTGTTCAGTGCCATGCACGGTTCTTTGGTTACCTCTTCGTTGGTCCGCGAGACCACCGAAACTGAGTCTCAGAACTATGGTTACAAGTTTGGTCAAGAAGAAGAGACCTATAACATCGTTGCTGCTCACGGTTACTTCGGTCGCCTGATCTTCCAATACGCTTCCTTCAACAACTCCCGTTCGCTGCACTTCTTCCTCGCAGCATGGCCTGTTGTCGGTATCTGGTTCACTGCTCTTGGTGTTAGCACCATGGCATTCAACCTGAACGGTTTCAACTTTAACCAGTCCATCCAGGACAACCAAGGACACGTCCTTAACACCTGGGCAGACGTTCTAAACCGTGCTGGTCTTGGCATGGAAGTCATGCACGAGCGTAATGCTCACAACTTCCCACTTGACCTTGCTGCTGCTGAAAGCACTCCTGTTGCTCTTCAAGCACCCGCTATCGGTTGAGTCCCGTTTGTGGTATAATGAAGGGGTCTTCGCGACCCCTTTTTTAGTCTTTGTTATTGTAAAGTTTTATGTCTTGTCCATCTCTGCGTCCAGAAATTATTTCCGCCCTGAAACGATCGGCGGATGGTGAGATTCAAAAGGCACGTATGAACGTGGAAGTATATCTTCACAACCCTGTAGGAATCGGAGAGCATCCTGACATCCTTGCTGCTATCCAAGAACAACTGGACATCATCGCTCATCAGGAAGAGCGTGTACAGATCATCGATAAGTATTTCGCAAATCATAATCATGAGTGATGTAAACCCCAATGCCTTGTATGAGGACATGGAGAAACTGAACGCCCTATACGAAGAACTTTGTTGGGGTCATACAGATGAGTTGGTTTTTACCCACATTGATGGGCGAGTAGTTATCTACAACAGAACACAAGAAGATGCACGGTAAACTTGATCCTGAAGAGAACGTCATGGATGATTCAGTGATGTACCCTGGTGGTATGCTTGGACAACTCGCTATTGCTCTAGAACAACTAGGGTGGGAGCCTGGCGCTGACGTTGCAGTAGAGATCGCAGGCACATCAATCTACGAGATTGAAGGTGCCGGTACTAAGTGGGCACCTGTGAAAGGCACTCGCAAGTACAACAAAGACGCATTCATTATTATTAAGAACCGAGATCGTAACCCTACGGTACCATCTCAACCCAACCCTGAATTGAAACCACACCATTCCAATGATTGAACTCCTCACTAAGACTGACTTTGCCTGGGCAGCAAACCATACCATCGCAGAATTTCTAGCGGGGTATGTGTTCGGGGCAGCACTCATCATTGGAGCACCCAGTGTGTTCTTGTTCCTCGCATTCATGTCCGCCATTCAGAATACCAAAGGTAGAATGGTAGGATACAAGGATCACAAGACGTATGGAGACTCCTCCATCTACGAGAACACACCTTCTGATAATACAAAATTCTATTTGGAGATTTCTGGTTCAAACTAATGGTAGCATCAACACTACAACAACCTACAAGAGGATGGTTCGATGTACTCGATGACTGGCTTAAACGGGATCGCTTTGTCTTTGTGGGCTGGTCTGGATTACTACTTTTTCCCACTGCTTATCTGGCAATTGGTGGCTGGCTTACTGGTACAACTTTCGTTACGAGCTGGTACACCCACGGGTTGGCGTCTAGTTACCTTGAGGGCGCTAATTTCCTCACAGCGGCTGTGTCAACGCCTGCTGACGCTATGGGTCATTCTCTTCTTCTACTTTGGGGTCCTGAAGCTCAGGGCGATTTCGTCCGGTGGTGTCAACTTGGGGGACTCTGGGCTTTTGTGGCGCTCCACGGTGCCTTCGCCCTGATTGGATTCATGCT